CATCCAATTGTAGGAAGAGATCTTGGAGACCAATCACATCATTTGACAGTGGATTTGCAGAAACTTCGATAATTGGAGAATTTCTATTAACAACGGTCGAAATAACATTAATTGGATTTAGTCTAATCTCACCTTTCTTATAATCGATAGTGCCGATATTTTGTTTGACGATGATAGGTTCTGTCGGTGAATTAAGTTTAAACAGAAATACAGTTCCTTTCTCAAGATTACCAGTTGGTTTATCACCCATATAAACAACTCCACTGATACCACTTACAGTAAAACCAGTTGACCTAATATTGTATCCAAGTAGATTGCCCTGGAATACAGCGGAGTGCCCATGATTCTTCACATGGAATTGATTACCAAAACATAACTCATACTCAGCAAACTGATTAAGTTTTGCTGTCATATCTCTTCTCATCTGAATGGTCGTGATATTTGAACAAACAGATTCATGACTAGAGTCTACAATCTTTTGGAATTTAGAATACTTAAATCTAGCTCCAAACTGATTGAGATCTGAGGAGTCGGCATAGTTGGTAATATTTTTTATAACGACACTTTGAACAAATGAAGGTGATGGTGCTTGGTTTGTGTTGTAATAAGTCTCACAGTCAGCTTCAACATAGAGATACTTAAGGTCGATAATCTCCGCTCTAATACCGGCTACTGAGAATTTTTTAATCTCCTGTTGTAGATTCTGTTTAATGGCACTGGAGAGGAACACACCGTTAAATGGTTTGATACTAACAAAGACCTTACCGAACTGTGGAGGAGTAAGATCTTCACCACCAAAGGCAGATACTGACTCGGCTTCAGGATAGACTTTAGGAATTAGTGCCTCATAGTCTGATGCAGTTACTGCTCTATTCTGTGATGCGTAGATTTGTGGTGCATATTTCTTGACTGACTCAACAGATTCAATAGCCTTACCACCACCTGATGCCTCTTCAGTCGAAATAATTGATACACCAGAACTAATTGATGCTCCGTTATTATCTACTAAGTTACCAATAAAGTTAAAGTTTGAAATATTATTAGCTTCTGAACCATTACAGGTGATGTAACTTGCCTCAACAAAGTTACTATTCTCAAGTTTTACACCAAAAATTCCATCACCGAACAAGAGTTCATACCTTTCCTGACTTATCTCTTGTAGGAAAAATGCTCTTGTATCTTTGGTGACATCAAAAAGACTCTCAAACATATCAAACTTTCTTGATACAGTAGATCCTTCAGTGTCTCTTACAATTACAGAGATCAGATCAGTATCAATACCTGAGTTTGGTAGAATGAACTTTTGATTGGGATTATTACTATCGACCGTAAATGTTTGGTTTACATATGTTCCTTCAAAAATCTTGATATTAGTAAATCTAGCTCTTCCGTCAGAATTGACTTGAGCAGTGATATCATTAGGAATAGAGAATATAAAGTTCTTAGTTCTTCTAACACCGGTTGATCTTGAGGTGGCTACTACACCAGCCTTGAGTGTTACTGTGACTGCGGTTGTATTACTAACATCTACATCAAAACTAACTCTGGCACAAGAGGATTTTCTTGATCTAGGGACATACCCAATATTGCGTGCTAGAGACACCACGTTCTCCCTCAGCGTGGCGCTATCGATGAATACCTCATTAGATACCATATTGGCATTATATGAGGTTATATACGTGTTATATGCTAAGGTATCGATGATCGTGGTCAGGTTTGAACCTTCAAAATCATAATCCGTGAAATTTGAATTTGCACGAAGATAATCCTTGATGGACTCCTTTACCTGATCAAAATCTAAGTTACTAAAATTGACTAACGGCATTTACCTAGTGGGCTGTAATGCAAAGGTTAATTGTTGTGGTAGAACATCAATTCCGATAATGTCATAATTGATAACAACATCAAAAGCATTATTATCAAAATTTGGTGTTACTTTAACACCAGTCAAATCAACTCTAGGTTCAAAGTTATTAACAGTATATTCAATCTCAGACTGTATTGAACTTGCGGTCAATGCATCGAGATTTTCAAATAACAAATTAGATACGTTACTTCCAACAGTGGGTGCAAAGGGTTTCTCACCAGGGATAGTAAGGATAAGATTGCGAATAGAACGCGAGATTGCATTCTCATTTTTTAAGATAATCACATCAGAATTGATAGGATTGATCTTAAAAGATGCACTTACGTCTTTGAAACCCCGACTAACTCTTTGGACAGGCACTTAATTAATATACAACAATTCTCAAGTATTTAGACGGAGTTTTGTAAATTATTCAGTCAACATTTCAGTAGTATCTTCGTTCTCCCAGAAGTCTTTCCAATCTGCCTCACTAGCCTCATAGAATCCATCCTCACGAACCTTCTTACGATTCTTAGGAGTCTTCTGATCGTTATTGATTTCTCTTAGGAAGTTTTTGTTATCCATGCCCTTTTTGATTATTTATTGTATCAATCACGGTATTGTAGTCTCCTTCAAGCACATCTTTAAGATAATCCTCATCCCAGGAGTCGTAATAATTTGCTTTTGCCAACTTTTTTCGTGCTTCTGTAAGATCTTCTCTGGGTTGAACGAGAACTAAGTTATATTTTCCGTTATTTGATTGG